GATTAACAGGACGTTGTATATCATGATATGAATTGGTTTTGTTCGATTTCTAACTTAATAGGTTGACTCGGGTTGAGTAGGTTTATGACAGGAGAAAGTTCCTTGGACATAAACTCCTGAAGCGGATATATGGTCGTTTTCATGAACAGTTGGTGTGCTGTCTTGAGTTGTTCCGCTTGTGACGCAAAGCCCGACGGACTTGGGAGGCCACAGATAGATGGGTCTGGAATTTGGTGCCCCGAGAGGATGTTCTCGCGTACCAATCCAAAAATCTCTGAGAACATTCCACCCTGTAATGTAGGATTGATTGTGGTCACTTCAGGACGAACTCCATCGGAGCCGTATGAGACAATTACACGGCCTGCATTTGTGGGGCCTGAGTAGCGTTCCTGTAATCTTCTTAGGATTTCTTCCTGTTCGTTTTGCGAGTCAACTTCTTGAGGAAAATTTATCCACAAACTTGGTTGTGCACCGTTCATAATGGAACTCAAATTGTACTCAGAAATAGCACGTGAGAGACGAATATCCAATATTGATGATAGATAACTTGGGACACCGTAGAACATGTATCCAGGAGCATAATTTTTAATATGAATCACTTGTCTATCTGTGAAGTTTTGCGGGTCAAATTCACAAAATTCTATTAGCCCAGCCTTACGCCACTGCGGCCAATCATGACACCATAGCCACTTATCAGAATACAGTTCACCGTTATCAGGTGATTTTGCTCTCATATATTTTGATGGAATCACGTGGATTGAATGAAGACCTTCACGTCGGTCAGCCTTCCATACACATTCCAAAAACAGGTTGCCTCCCACGACATACTCCCAAAACATTTGTTTTGCTACGTCATTGAGGGTTTCCTTTGAATTGATTTTAATTTGGTCACCGTTGACCCAACCATTACCTACCGCGTTATCAACCTTGGTTCTAATAGCACTTGAATGAATCGGTGAGAAATCTGAATAGTCGTACCACTTTTCAATCTCCATGTTGTCAAGCCCCCATGATACAAATGGAACCGACCGATTTATCTTCTCAACAAATCGTAGTGAAAAATCTTGTGCTCCAAAATTGAATGAATCTAATCTCATATTGTTTAATTATTATTGTCGTTGTATATGATAAATACCCCGTCAGTTCCACCAGTATAAGTCGTTGGAATATTTTGGTTTATACCTACCACATGTAGGAGAGTTTCTTGTACCACATCATGAGCTAACATTGGGTCAAGATTTGAAGTAGACATCTGTTCGTAAATCTTCACGTAATATTCTCCTGGTATCAAAGTCCCAACATTGGTTTCACCACACGAGGTAGCTCCCGTTAAAACGTTAGGTATAGATGCGTCTATGTCAATACAAAACAAATCGTAGCCAGGCGAGTATGGTACCGAAGGGGGTACTCTAAACGGTATAAAACGGAACTTACGTCCTGATAGCTTGTGTTGAATTGACCACAGATATTGGACGTTTCCCGTCAGGGTTTTGTTACGAGAACAAACCGCTGCTACTTGATTGTTTTGACCTTGGTATAAATATATCATCAGAAATTCCTACTTAATGTTGTGTTAAAGGTTGTAACAACCGTATCCAAATTTAATAACTGTGTATCAGTTAAACCTTGACCATAAGAGAGTGATGAGTATCTCATTTCTTCAGGGAAACTTGCTCCGTTTATCGCTCCAATATACATTGAATTTGATGATTGAGTAGCAACAGTATTTATGAGTCCAAAATTTCCCCAACTACCACCTTGTAATTTTCTTGAGAATCTACATACATTACTTGCGGTTCTACTGATACCTTGTGAATATCCAGCAGTTCCTGCTACAGCACCTCCAGTTGATAAAGCACCACCACCATCAAACCATTCAAGTTGAGCACATGCTCCCATCATGGTATATGGACTTGCGACACCTGCGTAATCACAACCAACATTGTATACACCATTGATGTATCTGTAGTAATGGTGTGAGTCATTTCTATTACCACCTGTACCATAAGGATTCCAATGTGAATCACCATAGTTAGAATTACTTTTAGATGTTGGTTTAACACCGTTAGAATCTATAGTCCAAGAACCATTGAAACTCATTCTGTAAGCACCGTCCGTATCCTGAGGGTCTTTAAGGTTAAACTTACAACTTGTTGAGGTTCCACCAACGAATGGATAGAACGCGTCAATTAGAGTCCATAAACCATTTGATTTTAAGTTTAGAACTAAAGTATTGATTGCTGTAGCTTCTAATCCTGAAATACCCGTAGCCGTAATAAATGCTTGTGCGTCAGGGTCAACTGATACAGGTGATGGAGTTGGAGTAATCGTTGGAGTAACCGTGTTGGTCGGGGTTACTGTTGGACTTGGGGTATTTGTAGGTGTTGTGGTAACCGTAGGGGTTGGAGTTGGGTCAACAGAACAATCTGTATATGTTCCCCCTGATATTTGACCACCTGAAATATAAACACGTTTGAACTCACCAGCTTGAACTTCATTTGTATACCAACCATCTCCAACAAGAGTTGTTAAACTTGGGTCTGAGTAAATAAATTGACTTGTATCAACACAAGCAAAACATGTTTGAGGTATAGCAAAACAAGGACCACACAAACCTAAATCATTTGTGTATATGTAGAAACTTGGACCTGAGGTACAAGCAATCACTTCAGTCGTACCACTCGAAGAATAGAACGACAATGGTGGGATAGGACTTGATGTAGGAGTTACCGTAGGTGTCGGTGTTGTAGTGTTTGTAGGTGTAACCGTTGGGGTAACTGTAGACGTTGGGGTTATTGTAGGTGTAGGCGTTGGTGTTTTAGTTTGTGTAGGTGTTGGCGTTGGTGAGAATGGTGGAACAGGTTGACACTCACTCCAATCGTTTGAGTTACAAGAAAAACATTCGGTAATAGCACTCCACGCACAATTAAATACCTGTGTTGGTGTAACCGTTGGAGTTATTGTTGGTGTTGGTGTAACCGAACTTGTATTCGTTGGAGTAACAGTATTGGTAGGGGTTACCGTAGATGTTGGGGTAACAGTATTTGTCGGACTAACCGTTGGTGTTACGGTTGAAGTTGGGGTTACTGTAGACGTTGGAGTCACACTCGTAGTAATCGTAGGAGTTGGTGTAGATGTATTGGTAGGAGTCACCGTAGGAGTTTTTGTCATCGTAGGTGTAATCGTGATGGTCACCGATGGTGTCGGTGTCATCGTAATTGTCGGAGTCACCGAAGGAGTTGGCGATGGACTTGGTGGAGTCCCATCGGGAACGAAACGTGCGACAATATCCAATATCGCTCGGTTCTCACCGAGATAATTTGAGAATTGTTTTCTATAAAAAGTCCTACCCATTAAAGATTATTTTACCGTGTGTAATAGGAAACCTGGATTGTGATGTTGTGTTGTAGATTGACTTAATAATGCTAATTCGGTAGATGTCCAAGTAGTTGGGAAGGTGGTTGTATTAAACACTAATGTTTGAACACTTGTTGTTCCGATTACTCTATATGGATATAAAGCAACCGTTCCTGTTGAATTAAATTCAAACCCGTTATTATAATTTAATAGGGTGTTGATAACTGATGATGAGTTAAATGGTGCTCCATATCTAACGGTAGGTCCTGAAACACTTGTATATCTCGTCACCATAAAATAAATTCCAGGTCCTTGACCTGAGAAACTAAATGGTGATGGTGTTGTTGTGGTTACCAAACCTGTAGCGGTAGTTGAGATGTTCAAAGGTGCTATGATTTGTTGGTATGGTGAATAACCGTAAGTAGGTAAACTTTGAGCGTTATAGAAAGAAATATCAAACACATCACTTGGACCTGGTGTTTGAAGGTGAACGGTTACAGCGGAATAGGAGAATTGACCCGAATCGTAAAACGGTGTAACAATTAACGAGTTAATAATACCTGCAGGGTTAATTATTGTGGTTGTAATACCTTGACCTAAATATTTTGGAATCTCAGGTTGATAAATCCCCAAGAAATTTTTACCTGATAAACCTTTGGTTGAAATGTTTAATCCCGTATCATTACCCAAACCATCTTGAATGGATTGAAACGTTGAAGTAATACCTGTAGTTGAGTTTTCAAGGTTTAATAATCCCTTGTACGATGTGTTAATTGGTAATGGTGCTAAATTGCTCATATTCTATAAATAGTTTAATTGGTTCCCCCTGAAAAGAATTGGGAGAAGTAATTGGGGGTATCTCCTGTATATGGTTCGTATGGACCTAACCAGTCCACGAGTGGCAATGATTTTACCCAATCAAGTTCAGGAAACTCTGACGATTCCATCTCTTGGGTTGATATTACCCATTCACCGTCTGTCATTTGAATGGGGAAGAAATACCAATCGGGAGCGACCATCTCTCCTACGAGGGTATCTTTTTGTGATATTGTTAATAAACCTACTTTCATAATTATACTTGTCTGCCTAAAGTTGTTTGGAAATTCTGAATCGTGGTGTATAGATTTGAAACATCAGAATCTGTTAATGTGTTACCAATCGTCACGAACGCATATTGTCTTGTCGTAGGGGTTGATATCGTATCAGACACACTCAAATATCTTGAACACAATCCAATTACACCATTTGGAATACCTACGGTAGCGACGTTAGAATTACCCAAACTTGTTCCATTTTTATAGAACTCAGTATCGGGTCCTGTTCTTCTTGTGATGGTAAATAATCCTTGAGAATTGGTATTTGAGAATGTTCCTTGAGTGGTTGAGTTTACAACACCTCTCGTGTCATCCGAAGTCGAACGAGAGTTTAATTGAGTTCTTTGGTTACTTCCTGAATCTTGATAAACCCCCATGTCAAATTGTGCGGTAGAAACCTGTTGGTCAGTTCTTGAATAGAACGACATGTGGAAATCCGCAATACCGCCAAAATTAATTGGGTTACAATTCGTATTTCCCCAACCATTTGAACCGTTTGATACTACACCATTGGTTGAGAATGTTAAACCACCATTCCACGTCATATTACGAGTACCAGGGGTCTTTCCGTTGACTGATTGACCTCCACTACTATTTCCACCTAAAAGTGGGTAGAATGCGTACAATTTATTCCACAGACCATAATTGAATAGGTCGTAGAACAGTTGATATGTCGCTCCCGACATCGTTGAATTTAAAGTTCCCCCACCATTTATGACAGCTGTCATGTAGGTCTGTGCTTCATTCACCCCTTGTGGAGTAGGGCTTGGAGTTGGGGTAACCGTCTTAGTTGGTGTAACCGTTGTGGTCACAGATGGGGTCACCGTGGGAGTTGGTGTGGACGTTGAAGTAACCGTAGGTGTTGGGGTTGTTGTGGATGTTGGTGTTACCGTTGGGGTTACAGATGATGTTGGTGATGGACTCACACCAGGTGTTTGTGATGGAGTCGGGGTAACCGTTGAGGTGGGGGTCGGAGATGGTGATACCACAGGGGTTGTGGTCTGTGGTTGTACAGACATCACAGTTCTCCATACAGGGAGTTTTTTTGGTCTACTGGTAGAATCACTTGATGGTCTACTTGTATTGTTGACGTAGACCTTAAAGGAGGGTGCTACGGGTCTATAACTTCTTCCGTTCCACTTCATATTTTACTTACTTCTTTTTTGTTTTGGCTAAAAAGGGGAGTTTCACGTGAAACCCCCCTTAGATTTGATTTTATTATCCTACGGTAATACCTGTAAGGATTGCAGATAAATCGTTGTTTGGAACTACGATTTCCTGTGTAGCGTTTGGTTCACCGCCGACAATTGTCATCGCTGAGATACCATTCAGGTCGTTGTATAACTGACCTGTTTGAAGCGTACCCGCAGTGACCAAGCCACCGTTTACGAACGCAAAACTCCACCATCTGTTGTTGTTATCAAGGATAACAGCGAAGACGTTTTGTTGACTCACCAAAGATTGGAACAGATTACGTAAGGTAGCGTTCATCTTAGGTAAGTTTATGGTTAAGGTTGGTTCAAACGTTACTGATTGAGACGTTGTGTTTACAGAAATCGCTTCACTGAATGAAGAACTCTGCTTAACGAGCTCAAATTTGTAGAACGTGCCAGCCCCCGAGATTGAGGTGATTTGACTATCACCATTCTCAGTCCAACCTGTGATTGTATTTCCTGCGTCACCGAGGATATACATTTCTTTAATACCACCTGTAGACGCATTACGACAATCTAAGGTGTAGCCAGAAGAGATATAGCAACTCATTTTTTATTCAAATTTTTAATTAAAGTTTATTATTGAGCAACTACGAATGATGCTACATCGAAACATCCGAAACCGTAGCTTGTGTGAAGATTAAGCTTCACGATATCGCTGAACGGGTCGTACATTAATTTTGTGGTTTGAAGCTCTGAGTTCATGCCTACGAACATATAACGAGCAGGACCCGCATAAATCTTAGACTGACCATTCAAACCTTGCGTTGGAACTACACGCACATTTGTAGCGGGTAACATTACACCCCAATCCATTCCTGATGCTGCGTCAGCGTCATTGAAATCGAATAGGTTGATGTAAGAGTTATTTCTCATTGAAGCTACGAACGCTCTGTAGTCGCTAAACGATACATAAATCGTCAAGTCATCACGGTGTAAAACGTTCTCAGGAATTGATTGGTAAACCTGTGTTAAAACTTCAAGACCATTGGTTGGTGTACATGCTGTGTAAGCGATGTTTGAAGCACCGTTTCCTGTAGTGATGGTAGCGATTACTCCGTTAAAGCACTGTGAGTTGTAGATGGTAGCACCTGTAGCGGTAGTGTTTCTCCAAAGTTGTAATTCGATTTGGTTAGCGGTTCTATTTGCTACGTCTTCTAAGATAGCTTCAGCGAAAGGAATTTCCTCTTGGAAGTTACCATTTGAAAGGTACTGCGACAAATACGTATT